GCTATTGTAATTGTGCCTCTTTTGAAAGGGTTCATGGATTCTAGCCTCAAGAATGACGAAGTCTTGATGAAACTCCTACAGCTTTTCCAAAAAGCATCGGCTGAAGCCAAGAAAGATGGAGTTGAAGATTCTGGCATTTTGACAGAAAAGGACATTGAGCAGTTGTTCTCTGAAGTAAGCAACATTAAGATTAAAGATCCTAAACAACTACCTCAAGCGTAATGTCTAACGGCTATATATTTGGTCCAAATTTTGATGCTAATTCCGGCCAGGTTTTAGGACAATACTTCCAGATAGGTAGAGTTAAGTCTATTGTATTAGGCCCATATAAAGGAAGCACAGAAGAGCGTGATCCAGACTGGGGAAGCCCTATAGACGTAGGAAAGATTAAATATGAAATTCTATACTCTACTTTAGGTACTTCAAAGTCTCAAGAAGTATCTGAACCTGCTTGGCCTATGTTTAACTTTATTAGGCAGTACCCAGTAGTAAATGAAATAGTCTTAATATTTGCAGGCCCTAGCGAAAAATTAAACGATAGAGCTTCTAACCAACAATTTTTTTATCTACCTCCATATAGTTTGTGGAATCGTGCTAATCACGGCGCTTTTCCAAACATGAGTGAGTATTCTGACTTTTTAAAACAATACAATAATATTCAAGGATATTCTGGAAATGCCGTATCTGGTTCATCAATTCCTTTAGGGTACACGTTCCAAGAGAATCAGCAAGTTAGAAACCTTCAGCCTTTTGAAGGCGACACTATAATGCAAGGAAGATTTGGTCAGTCTATAAGATTTGGTTCAACTGTAGCAACCCTAAAAAGAGATAATACATGGTCTAATTCTGGAAAGAATGGAGACCCTATTACTATAATACTAAATAGTCAAAGGCAAGAAAATCCAGGATTAAAGTTCAATAATATTGTAGAGAATATAAATAAAGACGGTTCTGCTATTTATATGACTAGCACACAAGAGATATTTTTAGAGGATGTCAATAACTTTCCTTTGAACTCTTTTGGAACTCCAATAACACCTATATCTCAACCAACTTTAAGAGTACCATCTCGTCCTATTTCTAACGAAGTAGTAGCACCTAATGTTCAAGACAAAGCAAGCATAGGATAATGTATAGGCCAGTTTTTCCATATAAAGGTAATCAGCTAATTCTAACATCAGATAGAGTTACTCTTCATGCAAAGAATGACGCTATTTTTTTATTTGGTAAACAAGCTGTAGGACTGTCTTCTCCAAATACAATTAATTTAGATGCCGGAACTAAAATTATATTAGCCGGCCCTGTTGTTGAATTAGGAAATAAAGCGAAGGATGAAGGACAGCCTATAGTATTAGGGAATACACTAAACCAAAAATTAATAGACCTATTAGATGCTTTGAATTTTGTGGCAGTATGTTTATCTCAAGCTTCTACATCTAAGCCTGGTGTAACTGCAGCAGAATTAGGAAAAGCCGGCGCTTTTCTTGGAGATAAGATCAATAAATTAAAAGGTGAGCTAGAGCCTGGTTTGTCTGAGATATTGTCTAAAAATACTTTTACTAGATAGTCATGGCTACTACAAATAATAACTTTAATCTCAACACAACCTCTGCTATAGGTTTAGAAAAAGCTATAGTTGTTGTGAGCAGATTTTTTATAAAAGTTCAAAGTAGTATTGATCAAATTTTATATGGTAAGCCTGTTTCTAAAAGGCAAGATGCTAACCTAATAAAAAGACTGTTAAATAAAGGAATAGTTAATCTATTACAAGACATTCTATCTGTAGATCTATGTAATGTATTAAACTACGCTCTAAATAATGTTCCAGATGGAAAATCATTTAATCCTAATGAACCTCCTCCAGCTAATGATATTATAGCAAGAAAAAAATGGGAGTTACAAAAAAAGGCATACGATGTTCAGCAGTTTATTGATGAGTATTATAGGGAATATTTAGATACAAACAACCCTCAAAGTAGAGTAGGGTTATTTTTATTAATACAACAAATCAACTCGTCTTTTTCTACAATAGTATCAAATGCAAATGTAGGGCTTAATGACCCACAGATAAAGCAAAACTTTCCTCAAGTATCTATAGCTAATAACTTTTTACAAAATGTTTTAGGCGTATTTAATAGGTATACAGATGTTAGACAAATACCGGCTGAAGAAGTTCAAAACCTTATAAACTTAGTCGACAAAACTAGGCAATACACTATAATCATACAAGGTTTAAACAATCCAAAAAATGCTATAGGATTAATTGATAGTTCATTAAATGGAGCTATACAAAAAGAACTTTCAGATATATCTAGAATAATACTAAACCCAGACAAATTTGCTAATGTAATAAAAAGTGCAATTAAGACAGTAAATACAATTAATAATACAGGTCAAAAAATATTAGGTTTTATAAACACTTTACAAATTATAACCAAAGTATGTATTCTACTGATCAGGATTTTTAATATAGTCAGCGCTTTCTTTATAGCCCTACCTATACCAAATATGACTACAACTGTTGGTGTAACAAATAAGTTCTCTGACACACTACAAGACAAAATAAAAGAGAAAGGACAAAAAAGACTGATTCTAAGATTAGAACAAATATCCTCAGTTTTAAATTTAGCCGCTATAATTGTTACTAGTCTTTTGGCAGCAATTCAAGATATAATAGGAAAGTTGCAACTAATAAAACAAAATCTAGAGAGCTGTGCTAATAAAAATGTTAATTTAATTAACGAAGTTGATGATGCTATCAATAATCTAACTAATACATCAGTTAAATTAAATGACTTCTTAACTCAGTATAATAATCAGCAGTCTAGATCAGAAAGTCAATTTGGCGCTTACACCATACAGATAGTTACAGAACAAGTAGTAGATGAAGCAATTAATCTAAAAAGAAGATACGGTATTGCTAGAGATACTAATCAATATATTGTGGTTCAATCTACTCCTACCTTTGCGTCTCTTGATCTTATTATAATTAATGAAGTAAAAGCTCTACTTGTATCAAAAGGGCTAGTTTCTTCTAACTTGTCTACTTTATCTTCAGAGGATCAAGTTACAGTTTTAGAGGCGGCAAAATTTTTAGGCAGTGACGAGATTGGTCTAGATAATATAGAATTGAACATATCTGATATTGAAACCATAGAAGAGCAGGATTCTGAACTAGGTATAAGTACTTTTGTAAATAATCTTCCTGGAGGTAGGGCGCTTAGAAGAAGGATTAGAGAAAAAATGATTAGAAGTGCTAGCAAATTAGGAACAGATTTAAAAGGTACAGACCCAGGGGGTAGGTTTTCTTCTAGTCTAGTAAAACAGCAACAGTCTCAAGTAAATAAATTAGAAATACAGCAACTTGAGGACAAAATAGGTGGGTGGAAAAGAGAGATTGCTTTAGCTGCTACTCAAGGTTTTGCCGGTCTAATTATCATAAGAGATAGAACTCAAAAGATTAAAGAGGCTGAAAAACAAATCCAGCAGTTAAGACAAGGATAAAATATACAAGGCAAAATATTTATAAGATATGGCACAAATAGATGCACTAAGAAAGCTAATCCGTGAGGAATTAAGAGCTGTCCTTAAAGAGGAACTACCTAAACTATTGAAGGAGGGCCAATCCCCTGTAGTAAAAGACCCTAAAAAGGCACTTCAAGAACAGGTTAAGGCTAAAATACCTGGTACATTGAACACCCAGGCTAGTAGACCTCAAATAAAGTTCGCTTCCAATAACCCTATGGCAGCCTTCTTGAACGACACCGCTAAGAGTATGTTGAATGAAGACTTTTCTATGACCTCCGCTGACGTACACCCTGCTATGGCCTTCCAGCCTAATCAGGTATCTGTAGGATCTGTTGAAGGTATGCTTGGTACAGCTAGACCAAGTTCAAACCTAGCGGCTGTACAAATAAATGAAGTGCCAGACTTTACTGGCTTAATGAGTAAATTGAAAGAGAAAGGAGCTATCTAATGGCATACGGATTAAAGAAAATATCAGTAGTAGACCTTAGACCATCGACAGGAGTCGGTGTCAAGATCCCGTTTGATGCTGAGAACGTATTTTCTACCGTATACACCACTAAAGATCAGACTAAGTATAACTTGATCAACTTTTTACTGACTGATCCAAGAGAAAGACCTTTCAACCCTACTTTTGGTGCTGGCCTTAGAGCTAGACTGTTTGAACAGATTGATCAGGCTACTTTTGAAGATATTAAAGAGTCTATTAGAACTCAGATTGAGGCCAACTTTCCTAATG